CAAACGCTGGTGGCCTCTGGCTTCTGTCAATTGGCAACAATCGTTACCAAGAAGCTGTACATCATTCCCACTCAATCATAAATAGTGCATATAAATAACTGTTTTTAAATACATTTATTACCAATCTGGTTTTTCATACCGTCTGTCGTACCGTCACCAGCAGGGGTTGACTATTTTTTAGCCTTATTGAGGATGGGACTAAGACGTGAATTGCGCATCGCATCGTATGCCCTTTCGCAGGTCATGGCAACCCGGCCGCGCCGGTCAGCTTCTGCCGCCAGTTCTCCCGCTGTTGCGTCAATCTCTCGGTACAACTCGGCGAGCAGATCGGCGGAGTTTCGCCCAGCCTTCCCGCCGCTGGTAGTTCCGGTATCACTGCCACGTCGCTGCTGTAATTGGGTGATGGCGTCGACGATGCCGACTTGCAGCCTGTCAGCAGCGCGCTGAGCATTATCACGGGCAGCAGCAGCTTTGCGGTTCTCTTCATCAGATTCTCTCTGTATCTGGTCAATGCTGGCCTGGCGGGCCAGCTCAATACGCCGTTGCTCCTGTGTGAACGAAAGGCGTGCCTCAGCATCCACTTTATCCCGTTGGCTCCAACGTTCCTGCCAGCTGAGATCTGCGACGCCGTAACCCACGCGGAGAAGTAGCAACGCTCCAGCCACGATAAGCAGCAGCGCCACAAGCGGGCGCCAGTACGCTTTCAGGAAGGCAGTGATCATGCGGCCGCCATGCCGCGTTCAATGGCGGATGCTGCATTCAAGCCCGCATAAAGACCGGCTTCCGCTGCGCGCCGGCGGATCAGCCCTTTCATCGGCTGGCCATTGGCGTTGGCCCAGTATTTGAACTGGCGCACCGCCGCGTCAAAGTCGCGTGCGTTCGTCAAACGCAGCAGGCTTGAGGGGTTTCCGTTTTTCAGCACCAGCAGCCCATCTTTAAAGCCTTTCCGGCCCGGCCCCACGTTGAAGCAGAACGACACGAGCGCATCAAACTGGCCCTGGGTGACGCTCGTTGTCAGGGCATTGCTGACAAGATTTTCAAACCGTGCCAGATCCGATTTTAGCACTGACTCAGCTTGCGCTTCATTCCATACCAGCCCGGGGCGTACATCGGTACCCGTGTGGCCATAACCGATAGTCCACGGCGCGCCGCCGGTGGCAGGATCAGGATATGCGCTGGTTTCCAGCCCCTCGAATTTTTTGATAACTGCAATGCCATTAGCGGAAGTTTTCACGTTTTTTTCCCCGGTGAGCGATGGTGAACAGCTGCATGACGTTGCCGCGGGTTTTAAGAACCGCGCCGCACAACAGGATTTTGATAAGGAGATCGGCCCAGTCAGTGCTGACGTGGTAACCGTAGGCAACACGGATTGGAACGGAAGCGCAGATCACGATGATGGCGTAAGCCAGCCAGCTGCCCGCAGGTTTGTGGGTTGCATCCTCACGGCGGAAGGTGATTAACCGTACCACTATGACGCCGCACAGAACGGCGTTCAGAAGCTGGAGCAGGTCATAACTTGTCATTATCGTCGCCTCTCTTCAGTGCTGCCTGAGGGTCGCCCGAGCGCCTGTAGAGATACATCAGACCTTTAACTGCCACCACTGACATAATCAGCGCCGCACCTGCGTATGCTGATTTCACCTCGACCGCATCGGGCCCAACAGACGCCCATTTCGAGATAATGGCAATGATGATGCCCGCGGCCGGGCGAGATACCAGAATGCCGGCAATGAAGCTGACAAGGGCCAGAAGAAGACGACGCTTAATCGGGTACTCCTGAGCAGCGGTTACGAAAATTACCGAGCCAGAAAACGCGCCAAGCACCACTTCAGGGGGAACACCAGAAAAGAATGCAAGCCAGGCTGAACCGCTCAGACCGCTGATAACAGCGCCTGTTCCGGATACGGACAACGGGTCAGTCATGGCAACCACCTGCACAGTGCATAGCACACCTCCATCGTAGTTAATGGATGCATCATACACAATAAACCATATGTGGGTAATTGGTAATTTTAAGATTATGCTTAAAACATTAGCTTAACCATTACCAATTTGGTTAGAATGTCTGATAAATTTTTTATATTATTGAAGTAATAATTGATACCTGTTGGTTCCATTCATTTCATGGATCGAATCAAAAATTTTAAATATGGAATTACATTATGAATGAATCATCAACCACCAAAAATACACTATTCGACAAGCATTACTTTACTCTATTGATAGTTGCCATGATAGCCAGCTTTATCATTTTGGTTATGCGAAGACCAGATATAATAACTAACGCTCAGCCTTGGGCGGAAGATGGCCGCGTTTGGCTCGCTGGAATTTACAATGAAGGGTTTTGGTCGTCTTTATTGCTACCACAAAATGGTTATTATCAGACAATTTCTCGCGTCACATATGGGATAGCATTAATTTTTGGAATCAAGAATGCGGCATTAGTAGCTAACATTCTTGCACTTCTAATTCGTTGCTTCTTTGTCGGTTTCATTCTTTCTAAAAGAATGAATTTTATTGACTTGCGATTTCGTGTTGCAGTAGCAATTTATTTTTTGCTCATGCCTAATGTGGCTGAGGGATTTGTCAATATCACAAATGCACACTGGTATCTTTCAATGTATTTGTTCGCAGTTGTCATAGCCGAAGATGCTAAAACCAGAGCGTGGAAGATACACGATACCGCGCTTATCTTTATTAGCGGATTGAGTGGGCCTTTCGTTATATTTATTGCCCCGTGCTTGTTATTAAAGAGAATTTCTCAGCGTGGCGGAATGATTAGTGCAGTGAGAGGCATTAACTACTTTGACGTATGCATGGCTGTGTGTTGTCTGATACAAGTCGTAGCGATTCTTGGTTCGCCTGAAGGCGCCAGATCTCCAGCACCATTGGGAGCAAGCTTGTCCGTATTGGCAGATCTGGTGGCGACCCGAATAATATTCGGAACAATTTTTCCATTCGAAATAGCCAAGCACCTGGCATCCTATAGCGCATTCAACATGACGCTATTCATATTACTATGTGGATCACTATTATTTGCATTTATTAAATTTGGATGGAAAACAAAATCACTAATACTGTTCCCATTGCTTATGATTGGATTTGCTCTTGCTCGACCTGTAATAGCAATAGACCAACCGCAATGGCCGCTAGCGATAACAAGTGAAAGCGGTGAGAGGTATTTTTACGTAACCAATATAGCTTTGGCTTGTTTGTTTATTGGTTTATTAAGCTTTTCAGCTAAACACAATAAGATGCTTCTTTTATTTTTCACGACTGCTTTTATATTTATATCATTACTTTCTTTCAGAATCCCTGAGTTTCCTGATGTTGGATATAAATCAGACATCAATAAATTCAGGAAGCTCGAAAAGGGGCAAGTCATGGAGATAAATATTTTACCTCCAAGCTGGACAATGAAACTGAAGAAAAAATGATGCAAGCGCCCCACGGGGCGCTTTCTTTATCCGGTAATATTTCCTGAGTTTACGCTTCCACCAGCTGTATTGAGGATTACCGCCTTTTTGCAAATGTTACCAGTCACCACTGTATGATAAGCCCCCGCCTCGCCAATGGAGTTAGCAGCTGTTGTGCTTCCGCAAATATTACCGCTTATCACGTTGTAGCCTACAGACGAACCGCTTAGGCTTATATCTTCAAGAGTATTTGCCTCAAGAACATTGCCAGTGATGGAGCATTGCGAAGTAGATCCTGTGATGGTAATCCCCTGGCTTTTTGAGCTGAGAATGTTATTTCCAGTGACATTAATCGAAAGACAGTTACCTAACTGGATGCCCACACCATTTGAAGCACCTATCCAGTTTGAACCTATAGTACCGCGGGCCACCCCATTCAACACCACGTGTGCCACACTTCCAGTGGCGGGAACATCTATCATATTGTTGATTAGCGTGAAATGCTCGTTGTAAGCGATGTAAACTGAATCGCCACCAGACGCGCCATTATTGAAAATTTCATTATTACTTATTAAAGTTCCGCAACTAAAACTAACTTGCGTTGAGTCACCGTCAATGTGAATTCCTCTTATCGTATTAAGTTGTATGCGATTTCCCGTAAGTCGCATATTTATAGACATTTTTGAATAATATCCGCGATTGTTAGCCCACAAATCACAGTTACGAATGAAACCTATCTGGCATGCAATGCAATAAACCGCCACATCAAACCCAAGAATTTCACAGCTATCTACTGTGAGGTATCCAATGCTTGTTGTGCGGACGCCAGCATTTGCATAAATCCCGTAGAAACCTGTGTTTTTCGCTGTGCTCTTATTGCGAATCTTTAAATTACTGAAAGTAGGATAGTTGATATTCGGTGAAAGATTAAAGCCATGAACACCGTCTGCAAAATTAAGGATAGTGCTGTTCCTGTCCTCACCAATAAAAGTTCTTGTAGCGGTAATGGCGATAGTGGAAGAAATGTAATAAGTGCCACGAGGGATGTGCAAAGCCCTGGCTGTGCCTATTGCAGCAATCGCACGAACGAAAGCTGCATAATCATCTGTCGTACCGTCAGCGACAGCACCAAACATCTGTGGTGTGACATTGTCTGCGTTATTGCGGCGCCAGTGATAAGCCGCCCCACTTGATGCAATCAGGCCTCCATCATCAGCTGCTGCTGACATAACGCTGATGAAGTCACCACCACCCGTTGAGCTTCCATTATTCCACCCACGAAGCTTTACGCGCAGGCCTCCCTGAGATGGCACGAGCGTTCGAAGCGCGGCAAAGCTCGCCACTTCGCCAAGGTATTTGTATCCGTCACTGGCACCCAACACTTCCGGCAATCTCGTTGGGGTCAGGAGATCTGAGACGTTAATTGTTACTGAGGCATCCAGGGGCTGAAGCTGATTAACTCGGGCTAGACTCATTTTATTTGTTCCTTATCGAACGCGGCGCGCGCGTATGAACGCTGTTGCGTTAACGGTTCCAGATGCGAAACCAGCGAGGGCGAAAACATAAATCGTACTATTCGTAGCTATGCTGACGCGTCTTTCAGGCAATGAAATCCGGTGAGTGCCAGCTGAAAAACTTACTCCAAGCGCAACATTATTTGGGAAACCTTCAGACGAGGCGCTTGTCATTGATGTGCCGGCGTTTATTGACGTCATAGCTGCTGAATTAACGAACTGAATCGCACCTGAAACATCCCAGTCGCCGGGTGTGAGTAGGAGCTGTGTGATATTCGCGATCGTCGCATTCGTCAAAGAAATAGCACTTGCATTTTGTGAGTTTAGAAACTCACCAATGTTACCCGCAGCAGCATTTGATGCGTCAATTACACCGGTCCCCAAAGCCGTGGCAATAGTCACGTCGTCCGCTAGGTCAGTTGTAACCTCACCGGATATGGCACCGGATAACGCAATTTTCCTTCCAGCAGAAATTTGGTCTGCCTTTGCAACGGATAGCGCTTTACCGCCTAGGGTTGATCCATCACCCAAGACCAGACGATAAGCTGTGGTATCTATGATCAGTTCACCATCCTTTGGTGTGTATGCAGCAACTGCAGCAGCATTACCCCGCTTTAACTGAAGCCAGCTCATGACAATACCCCGTAATCAATATCTGCGCCGGTCTCGTTGTACTGGAGGCCTTCGGCAATCGTCCAGAATGAACCTTCCCCTACCTGCACTCGCTGACCGGCAGCGATCGTCATTTGTGGACCAAATGACCATGCGTTAACGTTGGCAGGAATATCTACGCTGCTGGGGATTATTTGAGGGTGCCAGGATATTGGTGAGAATGCGCTGGCCGGCAGCGGTTCGATGCCGGAAATCTGCGCCTGCAACGCAGCATCACCTGCTGCACGTGCTTCAGCTTCATCAGCGACTTTCTGATCGGTGTAAGAACGCGTACCTTCTGTCGCTGAATCCGCATAGCTTTTAGTGACGGCATCCTGTGGATTTACAGGATTGCCAAGGTTGCTTATGCGGTTGGTGAGCGCGTCATAATATTTCGCCAGGAAAGCAGGCTTGCGCAGCGCCAGTCCAGCATAGGTGAAGGCCTGCTGAAAAAGCATGGTCAGGTAATCAAGCGCATCCTCGTGTGTTTCAGCGTAGAACTTACCCTGGTTCCTGAAATCCGTTTCCTGTACAGCTTCCAGTTCTCGGTCAATGGTCAGCGTAAAGCCGTCAGCCAGAGGCGTAGAGAGTGTCACGTTGCCACCAGACACCATGTTCACACCAGACACGCTGTAATCCGTGCCAAGCGTCAGCGTGGTCAGGTTTCCTGTTGGATCGCTCGTCACCACTACAAGGTTGCTATCCTGAAATATTCTGAACCTGTATGGGAAGACTGTTGTGACGCCATTCCCCGTATATTCCTCATGGTTTATCGTCGTAGATACAGTCATTTTCCAGTAGCTCCGGTGCCTGATTAATAGACTAAGCATACCGCAAACGATTCATATATGGGTAATCGGTAATTGTTTTTTTAGGCTCTTACGTTAATAATTTCTCCTAACACATGCACGCAAAATCTTGCAGAATTTACTGGATAAATATACAGTTTATTCAGGAGGGCATTCACGATGAAGCAAAACGGCACTTACCACTATCCCGGCAGTGATGCCTATGCGGAAAATCTATACACGGATGAAGGACTTAAGCTACTTGAAAGCGACTCAAAGATCGTCAGGCTTCTCACCGAGCTTGAATCTCAGGGGAACAATGTAGGTGGTGCACGTGATGAAGTGAATGCTCTGCTGAACTACGTAAAAAACTCCAGAAAAATGAAGGGTGAGATGGTGACACATCTGGAGTATCTTCTCAGCTGCGCCCGAAAAAGTTAGGGAATTGGTAAAGGTTTACCAATAATGCCCGCAGTGCGGGCTATTTGTATTTTGTACACAGCCATAGCGCGCAGAACAGCACGGTCAGTAATATGGCAGATGCTCCCTTACCACCAATATATTTCCTGTTCAGCAGCCAAATGATACCTGACCAGGTGGCAACGGATGCCGATACCACCAGCAGAAACCAGCCAGCCATGATTGCCAGCTTTGTTATAATGACCATTACTCTCCTATTGCCTTTTCCAGATCCGGAGCGCGTCGCGGCGCAGTGTCGCCCGGGTTCCACCAGCTGGTAACATCAAACTGGTTTTGTGCGCGATCGCGCACCCGATCGTTATAGCCGGGGTTCGCCATTTCCTGCAGCTGCTGCAGTATCAGGTGATTGGTAACAGCTTTCGTATACCACAGGTTGGCGAACGGCGTAATCATCCTGGCGGTTTTAATGGCATCAGCACCAAAGGTAGTGTCTTCACCCTGCAGCGCCTTTTGAGGGTTGGTGATCAGCAGCTTCATGAGCGACTCAGCGAGGCCCAGGCTTGGGCCGCCAAGCGTGGCCGCAATGCTGGAACCGTACTGTGTATGGTCCTGAAACAGGAAATCACCATAGATCCCAAAGCCTCCACCTTTCAGCGTAGCCCCTACCCACGCGCCGGGCTTCGTCATATCGATTGGGTCGTTACCTGACAGCAGCGCATTCATCTGGTTCGCAAACATACCGGTAAGCGTAGTCCCTCCGATGTATGCGGCCAGAAACTTCAGCGCCGGCACGCGCTCGAGATCCTGCGCGCGCGTCACCATCTGCCGGAAGCCGGCGAAGGGCGTGGTTTTGAAAAGCATGAAGCTCTTCAGCAATTCACCCCCCTGGTCACGGGCATAGGTATCAATGCCTGTTGCCGTGGTGATCGCCTGTGTCATCTCCCCGTGCGTGATGCCAAGCAGCTTCTGAGCAGCCTCAGCGCGAGCATTGCGCACCATCCTCTGCACAGTCTGCTCAATCTCGGCATCGTAGGCCTGGCGAAGATTGGTTGTGCGGGATTCTGTCATTGCTCCCAGGTTCGCCAGCGCTTCACCAGCGCCAGCGCGCACACGCTCAATCTGTGGCGCGAGTATCTCCATGATTTTTGCATCAGGTACCGCATAGATGGCATCAGGCGTCATGCCCATGTGACCGCTCGTTGTCATTGCGCGGGGTTCGGCCGCTGCCATAATTGACCAGTCCTGCGCGGTCCATCCCTTCTGTGCCAGCAGAGCTTTATCTGACGATTTCAGATCGTCGAGCGTGGCAAAGCGACGCGTCAGCTCACCAATATTTTTATACATCAACAGGCCAAAGGCAGCCTTGTTTGCGCGGTCCATCGCGATAAGGCCGGACCACTTCAGGGTTTTCTCCGCGAACCAGCCGGTAATGCCGCGCGTCAGGTCGATGCCGCCCATTTTGGCTATTACAGCCGAGTGCGCATCAACCATCAGGCCCAGCTCTGCGTTGGCGCGCTTGGCATCGCCGTTAAACAGATTGCGCAGCGTGGTGGCCGACAGGCGCATGCCGTTCCGATCAAATCCCAGCGCCTGCGCTGCAGCGCGCATAACCGCCTGATCCGAGGTCGCAGTAATCACGCTGGAACCAAGCATCGCTGAAGTCATCAGATTACGCAGGCCGCCTACTGCCGATGAGAATACGCTGGTGCTGCTCACGCCATTGAGTCCGGCCATAGAATCAAACATGCGCTGCACCATCTCGCGCTCTTTATTCATTTTTTCTACCGGCCGCGCAGCACCATCGATGCTGACAGATTTCTGATAGATGCGATCGGAGATCAGTTTAAAGTTGGTCGCGGCGTCCGGCCCAAATGCTTTGACCGTGCCCAGGTCGCGAGACGCCGCCTGCAGGTGCCCCATCATCACACCGACGACAGGCTGCTGCGTGTATTTTTCCATGTAGCCAAAATGGCTTTCAGCATCTTTGAACGCAAGCACGCGACTTTGCGAGCCACGATTTTTAAGGCCGCCGGTGCCTGCGAAAGCGCCGGGCTCCAGCTTCTGCGCGCCATCTGTGGCCTTGCTCTCGTAGATGTATTCCAGCGCCTCCCGGTACTCGACATCATTCATCGGCGTGCCATCAGGGTTAACGAACTGCGTCCGATCCTGCGTATTGTAGATGTCGTCTATCCACTGCCGGCGCGCCCACTCTCCCGGAGGCATGCGACCGGAAATCCTCGCCTGTAAGCGCTCAGCCGGTGGCAGAGTGGCCAGCCATTCATCACGGCCAGCTGCGCGGATCATGTCAGCATCATCAATATAGGGAAGATGCCAGTCATCGCGAAGGCCAATGTCGAAGCCGTTATCGTTCATCTCCTGGCGCGCGCGCGTCGTGATGTCGCCCCATATTTTTGCCACCTTCTTCGCCGCGGCGTTGCCGGTGTCTTCACCATAGATTTCCTTCAGCAACTGCAGCTGATATGACTTACCCATGCGCGGATCGAATACGTTGAAAAACTTCTGAACATCATCGCCCGCCGCTGTAATTTCAGCGGTCAGCTGGCGCGTCCAGTCCTGATAGGCGCCGGTGGCCAGCTCTTCAGCTGACACCACATCAATCTCTTTTCCGCCTGAGATTTTTCGGCCGGCAAAGATGAACTGCGCCAGATTCTGCGGCGTCTGCTCGGCGACAGGTACATTACGGTTCAGCGTCTCGGTAACGTTGTTGATAGCGATCGCGTTCTGCGCCAGGCGCTGGCGCTTTTTGAAAACGTCATGCACCACACGCTGCGCTACGATGTCGGCTGCCTGCCGGTAGGTTTCTGCGTCAGGGATTCCGCCCTTGCCATTACGCGCGTTCATGCGTGAAACCTGGCGCACTGATTCGCGGATCCGGTCCTCAATGTTCTTGAGCTCGTCAGCTTTAGGCTGGCGGCCCAGCGTCTGAGTAATTGCGTCGACGCAGGCTTGTTTCATTATGAGTTCCTCAGGAAGCAGGCCGCGGCCACGCTGTAAACGTTCGATTCTTTTTGTGCGGTCACGATCTGATTATCCAGGTCCGCGAGTGCCTGCGCCAGAGTTACCTGTTCGCCGGTATCCGGATGCGCAACCATAATCTCTGGATTTGCCTGTGACATGTCACGCGCGGACATAATGTCAAAGCTGTTTGATGAAAGCGCTTCACCCGTATCAGGGTTGGTGCTTATCTGCCCAGGCTGCGAAGTGGTATCAGCGACACGTGATCCGCTAAATGCACTATCAGCACGCACAGCTGGCGCTTCAGGCGTTGCAGTGCTGCTCACATTTTCCGGAATGCCGTTTTCACGATAGAGCGATGCCATGCTGGCGCGCTGTGCTTCGCCTGTCGCGATAGCGTCAGGCCGGGCAATGCCGTCAAGTCCGCGAACCTGCTGCGAAACATTCACTGGCTCTCCCGCCATTAACTGGCGTGACGCCTGATCCATCGCTGCAACGTGGCTGTTGAGGCTGTCATTATCAGCGTGCACGACAGGAGACGACTCCAGATCGTAATACAGGCCTTCGTTCATGACGTGTGCCGCATCGATATCGCTGGGTTTAATCTGCGCCTCTGGCACCAGGCCACGCATGCTTTCAGGGATGATGCCCTGCTCAAGGCGAGAAAGGTCAGCCCGGGCTTCATAGAAGCGGCCGCCAGCGCTGCTGTCAGCCAGCGTTGCGCTGCGCTGATCAAGCTGCTCTTTGAGCAGCCCCATACGCATGTCCAGATCATTCACCTGCGCGGTCCGCTGAGCGCGTGCCTGCGCCAGCGCCTTACCGCTGCCGGTAACTGGTGCGTTTTTCAGTTGCTGCATCTGCGCCGTTGCCTGATCCAGCTGATACTGCAGGTCGTGCACCTCCTGCGCGACAGTTTTACGATCGCCGCGATTCATCACCTGGCCGGCTAAATCCTGCAATTCCGCGAGGCGGGATTCGTAAGTGACTGCAGGCTCAGTGGCCGCATTAGCAACTGCGGGAGAAAGATCCTGCGCTGGTAACGGAGCAGCAGTATCAGTTGCCAACGCATCAGGGGACGGTGACGAAATGGGATCTGCCGTCGGCGTTCCGTCAGGCGTAACTGGTGCTGGATCTGCAAGCGGCGTATCCGCGCGCTGCGCTGTAACGTGGTGAAGGCCGCCGAAGGCGGCACCGAGCACGCCGTCCACCAGCAGCGCCTGCTTATCCCATACGCGATACTGCTTTGCCAGCTCATCATATCCGTTGGCTTCCAGCGTTTCGCCCAGCGCGAACCGGTTAGCTGCGCCAAAGCTGGTATTGATGCCCACTCCCGACAGCAGTCGTGTGGCAAGTCTGCCGCCAACGCCCGCTGGCAGAGCCATGCCCAGCGCGTCAGCGCTTGCCTGCTCCAGCGCCAGCGTTCCGGCAGTGTCTTCGTTCACACCTTTTTGCAGAAAATCCTGACGCGTTGCTTCATGGCTGCTGCCAAAAGCCACCGCGCCGCCGGCCACCGGACCAGCTACAACGGTTGCACCGATCGCCGGGGCGAACCGGCCGAGACCTTCGAGAATATCCGCTGCCATACCCTGGCTGTTCGGCTCTGGCTTTATGGCGTTTCGCGCATCGTTCAGCGATTTCTGTATGTCGCTGAAGTTCTTATCGACAACCTGATCAAGTTCAGGAACGTCTCCGCGCAGCGCGCTGTATGTCGGCGTGAGCTTCGCCAGTTCAGTAACCGTCTGGCCTAAACCTATCGCCCCCTCTCCGGCGCCACGGAAGAACGCTGAGCCACTACCTGCATACCAGCGCGGGTCATAATCGTCCGGGCGCGCCGGTTTCTCGGCCGCCTGATTGTCGGCCCAGGCCTGCCCTTCTGGTGCCAGTGAAAATAAATCGGACATTACTGAACCCTCACGGTGATTGGCGCGCCAGTGCGCGGATCGGTAGCCCAACGCCCGCTACCGGTTACCAGACGATACTGGCTGTCGCCCACGTTCACCGGAATAAAGTTGCTCTGACCGGCAGGATTGAGCCCCGCGGCTTTCAGCGCTTCGCCGGCGGCGGCGGTGTAGCGATCTTTGAACGTGGATTTATCCATGCCGAACGGCATAACAACGTCTCCACCGTTAAAGCTTTTCAGTACGCCTCCTGTGGCCATCTGCACCGCTTTTTCTGCGATGTCGCTGTCAACGGCTTTGGTGTTCACACCATCATTATCGCCGTTGGTATAAGCCAATCCGGCATAAGCCGATTTGTAGATTGACCAGGCCATCTGCCGCGCCTGCGGGTTGTGCGAAAACGAAGAGCCGACTGCATCATCAAAGGTCTGCTTCAACTTGTCGTCAGACGGCAGCTTAACCGGGCTAATCCCTGCATCCTTCTGCGCTTTCGTCGGGTTAATCAGCTGATCACCCTGCAGGATGGTTTTGGCGACATCGTATTTGTTCATCGTCGGCTTGTAGGCCACGAACTGGCTATAGGGGATAACCGGCTGACGGTTGTCATACTGGTTATCCGGCGCGCCAAGAATGAGGGCGGAATAGGCCGTTGCTGCGCTGTCAGGCGCGATTGATGCCGCAACTTTTCGCAGCGCGTCGGGCTGCAGGTTTCTGCCGAAGTCCTGCAACAGGGAAAGCGACTGGTTAACATCTGACGTGCCGCGCACGCGATCGCTGATGGCTGATGCCTCTTCGCGGGACAGCAGCGGCGCATTGATGCCGATGGCTTTTAGCTGATCACCAGCCGCCGCGCGGCTCTTCACTTCGGCTGTGATGTCGGCAGGTGCATTGCTGGCAATCGGCTTATACGCACCAATATCCAGCGCTGCCTGGTAAGGGTTTGATTCTCTCTGACTGATCACCTGCTTTGCAGCAGCAGCAACATGGTCATATGCGCCGGCGCGGCTGGCAAAACCTTCGCCGTTGCCGAGGCTTCCCTTCATGCTGCTGACATACTGCTGAATGCTCACCGTTGGCATGGTGCGGAACGATCCGATGTACTGACCAGCAATACGCTGGTTTTGCAGATCTTCAAATCGCTGCGTCCCTTCGCGGTAGCCCCACGCAGCAACCATCTGATCCTGCGTAGGAGGGTTGGAGAACTCCACCCCTTTCATGTACGCGGCTTTGGCATCGGATATCTGATCAGTCAGCACGGAACGCAGCTGTGACTGCTGCTGGCTGCGCAGTGCTTCAGCCTGCCGCAGATACTTACCCTGGTCTTCGGCATTCAGCGCATCAAACGCAGACATACCAGTCAGGCGCTTGGCGGCGCCAGCGGCCGGCGGCAGAGAGTTAACGCCAAGCGCCGCCTGAAGGCCGGACGATATCTGCTCGTCGCTGTAATTCATCTGGCCGTTTTCATGCTGCATGATGGCCTTCGACAGCTTCGTCAGCGTGTTGATGTCCGTCAGATCAAGCTGTGCATCAGGCGCCACGCCGAGCTTAGCAGCCACAGTTTTGACGTAAGCGCCGGTTTCGTTCTCGCTCGGCGGTGCCCAGCGGCCGATTATTTCCTGAACAGTGTCAAAGCCCTGCTTGTTGTACGACAGCAGGTTGCGGCCCAGCGCGCGGATCCCATGTTCAGGCGTGGCAAACTTTGCATATTCGCCGTCATCACCGGTCTGACCGTCCCACGGCTTACCGGTGGCGCGGATGTTGCCGGGGTTGTTATTGCGCACGCCGCGGGGATCGCCGCTGTTTCCGCCGGCCGCAGGCACGCGCATTGCGCCGCCGGTATCCGATGGCTCGCCGTTCTGCGCGATGAAGTCCATGTAACTGGAACCGAGCTGGTTTTCCACTGCCTGCCGCGCCGTGGCTTCTTTAAACTCGACTTTCTTAGCCTGTACCTGTTCCGGGCTCCAGCCGTGCGCCGCGCCAAACTCATCTATCTGGCTGAACACCTGCTTGTTGGCTGCCACATAAGACTGATTATCGTTGTACAGCGCTGATGCAGTTTTAACGCCGTTGCTCAGCGTTGCCTGAAACTGGTCGTTTTCATACTGCTGCGTCTGGCCAATCTCATAGCGCAGCGCCTGACGACGATACCCCATCCCCATATCGTTGAGCTGAGCCACAAACTGCTGACGCATGTTTTCCGGCACCGTCTGCGCCAGCTCGTCGGCTTTGCTGCGCAGGTTGGCCAGCATCGGCTCAGCCTGACCGATGGCATTTTTTCCGGTCTTGGTCATCAGGCCGGTATCGGTGTTGTTAAGCTGATCATCGGCGTATGCCTGAAACTGCTGCAGCGCCTCCTGCTGGCGCGCGACATTGGCCTTTTTCACCTGCTCACCGAGGATGCCGGCAACGTTATTTCCCAGCTCAGCCCAGCCGCCGCCAAAATTCACCGGGCTGGTCTGCACGTTTATCTGCGGTGCTGGCGCGCCCTGATCAACGGTCTGGCGCTCACTGTAACGCGGTACTGTTGGCATTCATCGTTCCTCAGAATGTAAAGCTGTTGCTGCCGTAGCTGGAGTTTTTAAGCGAGCCGAACATATTGCTGCTGCTGTTACTGGCCGTTGATCCAGCGCTTGTAGCGCCGGATGCAATCCCGCCTCCCAATGAGCTGTACGCGCTGTACGCGCCAAGCGCGCCGTTGAGCAGGGTTAAACCTGCCTGCTGATTGCCGAATGCCGTATATGCGCCAGCCTGCGCGCGGCCACCTGCGGCCTGAGCATTAAGCCCATACGCCTGGCGCTGTGCATTGTTCACTGTAGTCAGAGCGTCCAGCTCGCCCTGCTGTGCTGTATCACCGAAGATATCCACCGCCGTGCCGCCGCCGAGGTCTACACCGCTCGCTGCCAGCGTGGCAGCCTGCGTACCCTGCAGCTGGCGCGCGCGGGCGCGCTGCTGGGATGCCTGCTCATTGCCGGCATTTACTGCAGCGTTGGCGGACTTCTCCTGAACATCAGCGTTATAGTTGGCCAGTGCTGCCTGATATTTTGACTGCTGGCGCTGGCTGTAAGCTGACGCGGCGGCGGCGGCCACCATCGCCACGCCAATTGCTACTGGTCCGCACATGATTTTTTCTCCATGGTGAAACGATGAAATGGCAGCCCGAACGGGCCAGCGGGAACTGGGTCATGCAGCTGGAACCCCATCCAGTGCAGCCATTCCTTAGCCGCGATATTCCTGGCGTCCACGTAGTTTTCCAGTCGGGGATAAATTTCCAGAATCCCATGCAGCAGCGGTCGGCTGTGCCGGATAAAGGCGCGGGAGTATTGTTCCAGGCGATCGGAGGCTACGAGCCATGGCGTTCCGTAACCGGTCAGGATGCTGGCCGGCGTTACGCCAAATATGGTGACCACCTCACCATCAGCCAGCCCTGCCCAACATCCGGTTGAATGGCGCAGCCCGTAATCAAGAACCTGCTGTGGCGTCATACCCCATCCTGATTCAAACTCTTCAATGTCGGCCTGGCGGATATGCGGCAGCAACACAGCGATGTGCTCTGCGGTTGCGGTGATCACTTCGACCATTGGCATTAGCGGCCCCCAACTGTTACGGATGGAATCACCGCGAGCACGGAGAGCGGAAGCGGATCTGACTGGCGGACATATACGCGGCCGCCTTTGCTCCAGTTGGCATCTATAGAAAGCTCTATGATTCCGGTAGCATCTTCAACGTGCTGGTCGTAAAACTCGAATTCGCGCTGCGGATACTCGAATAAATTCTGCCCGTCAGTGCCTGCAAAAATGCCGCGGCTGGCATTAACCACCAGGCTTACCTGCGAGATGACCATCTTCTTGTCCAGTAACGTTTCCTGATTATTGATGTTGATGTCGAGTGTTTCGAATTCAGCCGTGATTGGCAAACCGACATGAACAACAGCGCCAGGCGAATCGAGTTTTATCTTTCCATCATTGACTATCTTCTGAGATTCAACATTACCATCTGAGAGGACATTAACTTTCTTTCCTTCGATGTGCGACAAGCCGGAGAATGTCAACTTCGCAAGACGCCAGTTGCTCGTAGGATTGTTACGAAATGCGGACGGGATTGTTCTGTTTGCCTGAGCTGTCACCACATTCGGACTGATGTACTCAATAATTTTCAAATGAAGCTCGCGAGCTTCATCCTTCCCATCAACCGTTTCGGTGTAGGGTAGATGCAATGCATCACCAATGCTGTCGGCACTAAAATCTGCATTACCGCTGCTTGTTAAAGTAAATGGACCTGACCATTCCCAGTTATCTCTTTCACTGGATATCGTTATGGTTGCAGCATTATCGCTATTTCGTCCGTCATAGCTCAAACCACAGTCAACAAAGAATGCATCTTCATCGCTGGTAAACTGCCGTGTATTCAGTCGCTCAATATAGCGTTTGGTAACACCGTTAACTCTACGTTGCACGCTGAAATAAACACCGTCCTCAGTCCCTTCACTGATGCTGCAGGTGGATTCAAACTTTCCGTCAGTCGGCTGTGGAGCCCAGGCAAAAACCTGCTGATCACGAAGGTAGGTCAGGCATAGCAGCATGCCATCGTTGCGGATCGCCCATGCAGACGAATAAGGCACAACGGTGAATGACCAGTCCACCAGTTGATAACCCTGAAACAGATGATTGGCGAGCACAGTCAAATCACTTCCCTGATACCCGTCAACATCAAAAGAGTAAGCCAGGTCACGTACCACACTGCCCTTATCCTGAATAAACAGAGCGATGTTGCTGACGGTAATAGGTGGCGTGGAGCTGGCGCCATCAGCACCCTGCGAGCTGAAGGAAAATGAGGACGGGGTAAGCACCTTATTCTGGTCACCGGTGATCTGGAACTGCCCGCCGGAGGTAAGCGCCACCAGAGAGCCCACATCAATCAGGTGGCGGATCTCATTTACCTGACGGCCGGCATAGGTATAAATAATGCGATCGTCGTCGGTGATTGGGTTGTTCTTGCCAAAATCCTTATAGTCACCCGAGCGGCTACACCAGACGGTTTGCGGCTGCGCAGTCGACGCGGCGAAGATTAGCCGCTGCTGGTAATACACTACGGTGCCGGGGTAGCCGTTAACACTGTTCCATGCGTAGCGGCCGTATTTATACGACGCGTTAGCGCTGCCGACTGCGTTTGATGGGATGCGCGAAATAACCGTCGCTGTCGCGCTGAGCCCATTGCCGGCCACAGCCGTGATTCGGCAGATGCCGAAACCTGAATGCAGGTACTCCCACTGGATGCCAGTGTCATCATCACCTGATCCGCCCCAACCGTCCCACGCCATACCCTCTGTGTGCGACGGGCGCAGCGTACCGGTCTTGCCTGATGTATTGGCTCGATAATAGTTGTTCTCTGCTCGGCGAACCGTACCAACGTTTACAGATTTACTGGTCTCCCACACCGGCACCGAATCAACCGCTGGCTGCTCCAGATAGAAGAGTTTCCCGACCTGCTCCGCACCGAAAATGGCGCTGCTGGCCGTTAGTGTGACGGTACCGGTTTCACCGCTCGAGTAAACCGTTTTGCTCTCGTCAATGTTGATGTCTTCGAACGGACCGTTCTTGGTAGCCACTTCCACCAGCGCCCAGTTGTCGTGAGCGAAGCGCTGCAATTCGCGCGGCGCGTAGGATTGGTGGCAGATCGTCATCACGTCTGCAGACTGGGTGAATTTCAGATCAAACAGGTCCGCTTCCTGATAGGGCGTGGCCAGCTCGTAAATCACATTGCTGCTGGTCAGCACCTGCCCGCCGTCCTTGTAGACGCGCATGTACAGGTGGCCGAACTCGAGCGCATAGGTCTGAACAGTCGAGAACTGAAAGGGGATCAGGCGACACTTACGGTCTGGATATTTGGCCTCAGCGATGAAGCGCGTTCCTGGACGGTTCTCGATGCCGCCGTACTGGCGCACGATGAAGTTACGGCAGCGGCGCAGCGCCACCGAATACTTAGCCAGATCGACACGGCCATACACATTTGGTGCAATCTCGCCGCCTGCAAATGACGGCTGAATCAGACTGTTTGCCATCAGCACAACCTCGCGCTGGTGAATTCGCTATCAGGTTCTACCGGCTCCTGGCTTTCGTTCATCGAGTGGCTGCCGGCGCTGCGGATGATTTGCGAGTACATAGTCAGCGCGTTCTGCACCAGATTCGGCGCTGAAGCCAACGCCATGCCGATTTCGCTCGCCAGTTTCCACGCCAGCGCGCTCCGGAAAAGCGCATCAAACATATTGGGATCCGTTACATTGCCTATGTACTGCAGCCATGCCTCTGGCTGATCGGTATAAATCAGTCGGCCAGTACCATCGCTATCACTGCCAACCTGGTACTGAATGCGCATGCGCTCAGGCGGATTACGCATACCGGGCACCATAATTGCGGTGATACGAAGGCAGTCAGTCGGGTAGCGATAGGCAAACTGCCAGTCCAGCGGTGCGCCGCCGGTATCTGCCAGCGCCACGCGCTTAGTGGCAAAGTTCCAGTCAAAGTCGGACAGCACCTCTTTCAGCGCTGAGTCGTAATGCAGATCGCAAAGGCCAGCTTCCTTACTCTGCTCCTGCAGGCTGTTAATGGTGCGGCTGTTTCCCAGGCGGCTCAGCGCGATGTTGCAGATTTCGATGACGGAGGCCATTATTCGCCCTCCGTACCGTATAGCGTGTCAGCTGCTGTTTTTGGTGGAGTGGCGTTACTGGCTTCAAGACCCAAGTCAGTAATTTGCAGGTCGACGTGGCTGTGTGATTCTCCACCTTCAGATTCCCGCGTGCTGACGCCGACCACTTTAGCCATACCGCCCAGCGCCATCAGGTCGCCAACTTTAGGCAGCTCAATGCCCAGCTTTTTAAGCGCGTCACCATCGAGTGATAACCGAAGCCCCCACGGATAATCATCACGGGTTTCGACCTGGCCGTTTTCACCCTCGACCGACTCGGTACCGGTTTTCATATTGACGACTTTCATCTGATGCTCCTGAAAAAGAAGGGGCCAACCGGCCCCTGTCTTATCGCCGGTCAGAGACCGAGTTCTTGGCGCTTCTCAGCGATTTTGTCGCGGAGAGTGTCAGCCTTCATCGCCGGGTGAGGCTTTTTCTGGAAAAGGTCTTCGTACTGCTGCTGAAGCTCTGCCAGATCTTCATCACCTTCACCGTTTCCGCCATTGCCGCCTTCAGGGCCGGGCTGGTTACCGTCTCCGCCAGGCGCTGGCTGGTTAAGGGCTGCGGCGGGAGTGACGGCATTGATCACCGCCCCTTTGCGCTCTGCTTTCTTTTTCGCTGCTATCGCCGCATCGTTCAGCGGCTCCAGCGCGCTGCCCGGCTCGCCGTCATACTCAACTTCCGAACCTTCCGGCCACAGGTTGTTGTGAATGTGCGACAGGCGCAGAACGCGGTATTTGGCTTTCTCAGACATTTACGCGCCCCTTAACCAGTGATGCGAGAGCGGATCGGATACGGTGAGTTGTTATCCACATCCAGGTTAATGCCAGCAGTAAACTCGCCAGCAGTCAGCGGACCGGTGCCAACCACATAGTTCAGGCGCAAATAACGCTGCACGCCCTGCGGCACCTTTTGCGACATTACGCGCTTACCAGCGGTCAGCGCCGTCAGCGCCAGATCACCGCTGGTAGTCAGCGTGGTCCAGGTGCTGTTGTCCGGGCTGGTCTGCAGCTGGAAGTTAACCGTGGCCGCACCAGCTGCGGTTGCTGTGGTGTTCACGTTAACAAACAACTCGAGTGGATAACCGACGCCGATATCGCGGCGGGTGCCGTCGATTGGACCGAGGTCGATCACATCAGTCGAAGCAGCAGATGCGGTTACCGCCTGCGCTTCGGAGAACATCAACAGTTTGTCGAGGATCATCTTTGTTTCTCCATGAATGGGCCGTTGCCAGCCCACCAGTTAATGACAGGCGTTAAACAACGCGCGCTTCGGTTTCCAGAATCGCGTCAGTTTCGCGGATAGGGACGCCACGGAATGCAGTCCACCATTCCCCTTCAGTTTCCTTAACGCTGAGCGCCAGAGAAGCTTTGTCCAGGGACTGGAGGTCGAGCGCCTGGCCAACGGTGCGGTTCATGTAGAAGACCGGCTTACCCATACCGCGGTTAGGAATGCGGTGAAGCGCTTTAACCATCAGAGAAACGATGTTCGCAGCAGAGCCGGCAACAGACAGATCGCTAACGTCGATGTTCGCGATGCGGACCACGTAGCGCCAGTCGCGCAGCACCAGGCCATTATCCCACTTGTAATGGGTGCGGTAGCCTTCATACGGGTTGTTGTTGGCATCGCGCAGGGTCTGCTGCCCTTTATCTTCCATGTTGAGGCCAGCTTTCTGACCTTTCGGGAAGATGCCATGGACGGTGTTTTCACCCCACACCACCAGCCAGATTGAGGTGTTATCGGTGCCAGTGCCGCCAGCATCGATAATGTTCTGGCCGTTTCCTGCTGATTTGCTGGAATAGCGGGAAGACAGGCCCATAAACTGCTGCGGATTTACCCTGGTGTCGCCATAGAAAAGCGTCTGCGCCATCTGCTGGTTCATCGCTTCCAGGAACGCGCGGTCTTCCGACAGACGGAATTCCGAGGTGTTTCCGTTCAGATCAGCCAGCGATTTATCAACCTCGGCGTATGCTTCCAGCATGCCGATGGAGTCGGTTACCTGCACCGTGGTTGATTTACTCGGTTGCACGCCGTAGTTGAGCAGGCGCCAGGTTGCCGCTGGCAGGCCTGAACGCACTGTGGTGCGGTGGCCGGTCGGCAGGTTACCTTCCACGATAAGCATATCCTGCAAAATCGGGTTAGTTTGTGAGAGAAGCTCGGTGATTTTATCGACCTTCCCGTTTGGATCTACGCGCTTTCCCCAGTCAGCCAGCGTCAGCGCAGTTAAGCCTTTAACAGCCATGGTTTATTTCCTCAGTTGTTGCCATAAAGAACATCGGCCGCCGAACGCTGGCCTTTCTCGTTTGACGTAACCAGCGTGTCTTCCGACATCGCTGCGCCCACTTTCACAAATACGCGGATCAGCTCCGGGTGGTTGCCCATGCCGGTGCTCTCCAGAAACTCGCGCAGCTCAGGCGTGGCAAATTTCTCCATTGCCTGCTTAGCGCGGGTCATATTGGCTTCGAACTTGTCGCCGCCAATGTCTTTGTCTTCTTTGGCGGACACTGCCCACTCAGCGGTGGTTTTGTTCCACTGCTCAGCCTGCTGGGCAATCACCTTCGGCATGACCTCTTTGCCGTACAGATCGACCAGCTTTTGCGCCTGTTCCTGGTTGAGGTTCAGCTCGCGCGCGATGGGCTCAAACTGCGCCAGCGCGTCTTTATCGATTTGGGTGCCTTCTGGCGCGGCAAACTCGTATTTTTCCGGCGCGCCTTCTGGTTTCTTGTCGTCCGGCTTCTTCTCACCATCAGGCGTCTTTTCTTCGCCGGGTTTGGTTTCACCTTCAGCGCCAGGCTGTTTCTGTTCACCCTGATCGCCTGACTCTGGCACGCCCTGCGCACCTTCTGCTGCGGTAGTGGTTGTCTGCTGTTCTGCTCCAGCTGCTGCGCCGCCGGCATCGCCACCTGCAGGAGCCTCAGCAGCAGCGGCCTCAGACTGATAACGAACGAAAATTTTTTGGAATAAAGTGTTCATATGGCCTCATCGGTATTGAACTGGCTGATTGATTCATCTTCAGCGGCTTCTTTCGCCATGGTCATGTACAGATCCGGGCAGTGCTGCATGACGTCGGAAAACAGGCGCAGGCCTTCGCTGCGGCGGCCCTCGTTGAAGTTGGTGGCATTGTTGTCACCAGTGAAAGACACCGCGAACACGCCAGCTTTATCCAGCAGATTCCAGATCACGCGGCGGCCCTGCTGGCTGCTCATGACAAAAATCAGGTCATCGCGCTGGCGATCGGCCAGCAGCTTCTGCTTCTGCTCAGCATCTTTCAATTGCTGCTCGTCGCTGATGTCAGTCATTGCTGAGCACCTCCGGCCATTGCGGTAAGCGCGTTCTGTCCTTCGGTGCTGGTCTGGCTCAGGTCTTTAGCGCCCTGCACCGCCATTTGCGCCATCTGCATCTGCTGCGCCATCTGCGCCTGTTCAGCGCGCTGCTGGCGAATTTGCGCCACAACTTCATCAGGGACGACCACTGTCGGCGACACGCCAACGGAATCGGCGTAGCTATCTACCAGCTGATCAGTGTCGAGCTTGTCGAGCACCTCCGGCTTAGCTTGCGCCACTTGCCCGACGAAGCCGACGAAGCGCTCAATGGCGCTGACGCCAATAGATTTCTGTGCCTGCGCCATCACGGAGATGTATTCGATGCGCAGCGGCATGCCCTGCATAACCTCAGGCGCCGGCGGCAGCATGCCTTTGCGCACCATGATGGAGAACGCGCGGTCAATCAGCGGATCGAGAAATTCATCATTCAGGCGCTCCAGAACCGGGCCGAGCATAAGCAGCTTCTCTTCACGCAGTTCGTTGACGGCTTCAACCGGCATACTGCGGGTGTTGATGTTCTGCAGCATCAGGAAGAGGTCGACGAAGTAGGAGCTGCGAATAATCTCGCGGGTGTCCTGAATGGCGGCCATCAGCTCATTGGTTTTCGGATCCACCTGGTACAGCGGGCGCAGCCCTTCCTGGCCGGTGATCTGGTCAACGTAGGTGATGGAGCCCGGCAGCTGAGATGCGCGCTGAGTTTTCAGCGACGACGGGCCTACCAGCGGCGGGTTGGTAAATTTATCGATCAGCTGGTCGCGACGCTTGCCCTGAAGCTGCAGCGCTTTAACCTGTCCGAGCGCGGTCATGCCCGGGCAGTTTGTGGCGTAGGCATCCTCTCCGTTCACTTCCCAGCGCGGCGCCAGCACCGGATGCTCGTCGAAACCTGACTCACGCAGCACTTTGTCGTCACCGGCCACTTCGTAATAAACCGATTTGAAGCGCTTATTTTTCGCGTCCAGCTTGCCGGTGCTGCGGTTAACGTTCGGATAAATGGCGTGGATCACGTCATGCCAGGATTCAGTGTTCTGCGATTCCCACTGCCCTTTAACCGTCAGGCTGACGTTGTCCAGGCCGAACTGTTCAACCAGCTGGCGCGTGGTCATGCGAAATTCACGGAACACCGTATCAACGCTCAGGCGCGCGCTGTTCGATACGTAGTAGCTGCCGATCGGGAAGGGATACGTGCGGATAATGTCTTCGTCATCCTCAAGCACCGCCATTGCTGCTGTGCCGTAGGTGCCGAGCTGGGCATACACAATCGGCAGTGACTGGTACAGGTTCGACTTATTGAACATGTCGTTCATGCGGTTCTGCACAATCTCCAGCCACTGTTTCACCGGGCCGTAATCCATCATCTGCGGATCCGGAAGCGCCAGCTTAAACCACGGGCGCGCCGGGCTGGTGATGCCTGACATCATGCCGCTGGACAGCGTGCGCTCTGCCAGGGTGGCGGTCGGGTCGACGCTTTTTGTATTGCGGCGGTCGTTGCGGTTGGACTCAGAAACGAGAAAACGACTGGAACGCGGGCTGATGAAATCAGACAGATCGCGCCAGTGTGTTTCGAATGATGTGCGTTCCTGCTTCAGCAGCCCAAGCTGCTTATTCAGTCGCTGCTTCAGTGTTTCTTCAGCCATGATCGCCCCGATGCGTGATTACTGGCCCAGCAGCGTTTTGTTGCTGGTATTGGCCTGAGAGGTGACGCCTTGCGAGCCGGTCAGAAGTGTCGATGCACGCCCGGCGGCAGCACGGCGGCGACGGGTTTCATCGTCGCGCGCATTGACTACGGCATCGTCCTGCGCCTGTGGCGCGGCCTGCACTTCTGCGGCTGCCGGAACGGAAGGTTTTGAACCCATGCACATGGCGGTAACTCCTTTGAAGAACTACCGAAATTAAACCATATATGGTTTTTATTTACCAATAACAGAGAAAAAGATTTGACAATAGTTACCATTTTGGTAAATGTTATTGCGTGAGGAGCGCTGAGTCGTTCACAGCCCGGAGTGCCGCAGCAGTGTGTTGGGCTTAAAAGTAAAGGCGGTGGATAAGCCGGGCATCATCCCGGCACACAACAGGTAAGAGCATTGGCCGATGGCGGGTATAGCGCCGGAAGCGCCCTGACAGTGCTCTCTCCGTTGTGGTGATGGCGCCAAGTGCGAGCGCGGCAGAACCGGCATCCACTTTATCCAATCGTGCGATGCTTCAAGTCTAAAGTCGCCGCTCTGGATGTTGCCAGTTCTGCCAGAGCACCGGGAGGCACCCGGCACCACACGACATCGCTGATGGCATTTGCCGGGTGTATACGGACGCTTTAGAGACGGTAAGTGTCATCAACGATGTGCCAGGACCGTTACATCCATTGCTGTGTATTGTTTGGCGGCTCAGTGTTTTGCCTATTTGTCACTGACGCCGCCCCTTTTTAGCTACAGACGGACGCCATTTCGATGGCTTCTCTCTGTACCCGAAGAGGTGCAACTCCCTGTCAGAGGTCTGGTATCTGTTCGCCCGCGTCGCTGCGGGCATTTTTTTGCCTACTATTTACCAATCTGGTTATATTGTTACTCTGCAAATGAAAGGGGGTTGGCTATGGTTGGTCATAATTTCTTCAGAGAAATATTTATACATAACGGTAAAGAATACCCAGCTCAAAAATCCTCAGCAAAACAAGTCATAATTCCCTTACTTTCAAATGATTGCCCTTTTTCAGTTGGAGAGGTAATTACTCAAAAGCTAGGATCTGGTTTACGAGATTTTGAGATTGAAAATTATGATGTCAAAAGCAGTACAGGGATTTTCAGTGCAGGATCAAGGTTCATGGCCTACCTTGATGTTCAGCCCCTAGACGTAAAGGCAAAAAACAACAACTCATCAACCTTTAACTTTAACGGCCCAGTTAATGCAGGTGGTGATTTTCAGGCTGGCAGCGTCAATACCATCAATAAGAATGTTACTTTTGAGCAGGTTGCCAAGGCTGTAGCTGAGAGTGACGATCAGGAAGTGAAAGGAATGTGGGAAAAAATCACAACAAACCCTTCATTCCTTGCCATTCTATCTGCTGTTGCAGGCGGTGTTATAGGCTCATAATCATGCATACGGGTCGTAGTCTGTTTCGCTACGACCCTGCTCCTGCCCCGGCGCGGCGAACTGCTTTTTCACCACCGGGAAAGCGAACGTCAGCACGAAAGCATCGGCGTCGTTTGGCGACCGGCCAAGCAGCTCTTTCACCTCTTCTTTGTCCTGCAGCACCTTGCGGCTGTCCTTCAGCCTTACTTTGTACTCTGGCGCGGACAGCTCGTCTGCGAGGTTCTGGCTATCCAGCTGCCCGCCATCCTTCAGGTATTTCTTCGCTGAGTTGTACATCTCGCCGCGCTTGTTCGCCATTTCCGGATCGGTCGAGCCGCCGCCGAACTGAATCAGCTGCCAGTTGCGGCCCCAGTTATCGCCAACAGATTTCAGGCCGGTGCCGTAGCCGTAATCGATGAACACTGCATCGGCTTTATACTGGTCCTCGAAATCGGCCACAATTTTCGCAAACAGCACATCGTCGGTGGTGCGCTGGTACTCGCCAAGCTTCTTGCAGTGCAGCCCGCGGCGCAGGTAGATAACGGCCGGATCTTTACCCTGGTGCGACGGGTCAACGCCTATGACGGTGGCCGCGTGCGCCACCTGCGCTTCGGTAATGACGCGCCCCACCGCCGCATCAGTCAGGCCGGAAGGGATGAACTGCGTTTCGGAAGCGGACGGGAACTGGCCACGCACGCGCACCTTCACAAAGTCGCTGTCCTCGCCGTAATCCTCCACCCATTTTTTCATCTGCTCGGTGTTGGTTCCCTCGACGGTGCGGCTGTCGATCTGCGCGCACTTCCAGCGGTGCCGGAATTTGCGGAAGCATTCGCGGAAGCGGCCGGTGTTACGTGTCGGGTTACCGAATGCAATCCAGATAATTTCCGTGTTGGCGTCGGTCAGCGCGCCCTCGGCAACCTCCCACACCAGATCCGCGATGTTGGACGCTTCGTCGAATATCAGGATGATGCGCTTGCGCTCGTTGTGCAGGCCGGCGAACGCCTCGGTGTTGTTCTCAGACCACGGTATCGCGTCAGCGCGCCACGCCTGGCTATGCGATGCATCGTTGCTGTATATCGCGGTTTTGGTGCAGGTGAACCAGTCTTCAGTGATGCTCAGGCGTTGCCACTTTGCGATTTCCGGCCAGGTCTTCGTGCGCAGCTGGTTATCGGTGTTGGCCGTCACGACAACCTTGCAATCCTCGCAGGTGTCCATGCCCCACTTCACCAGCATCGAGATAAACGCCGATTTGCCGATCCCGTGCCCTGACGCGCGCGCCAGCATCAGCGGCTCGTGCCGCGTCTCAGGATTCTGCAGGTGAGCGCCTATCTCCTGAAACGCTTCTGCCTGCCACTGGCGCGGGCCTTTGGAATAAGCCAGATCGGTACCCTCTTCTCCCCAGGGGAACGCATACAGCGCATAACTGTACGGGTCGTGGGTGAAGCGGCCAATGTCATCCACCAGTTGCATTTCCAGATCGGCGGCTGCGTTACTCATTGCCACCACCCTGCGCCGCGCGCTTGCGCGCCGCCGCCAGGCGATCGGCAAGGCTGAAATTCACATCCACTTCAACCTTGTCGCGGAACGCGGAAACATCAACGTGCCGGCCAATCAGCTCCAGAATCTTCACTTTATCCAGCAGCTTCACCTTCTTCAGCGTGGTGCGCACGTCGGTGCCGTCGTCAATCTCCAGCACGTCGAACGCAGACACGGACTTGCGCCATACCTCTGGCCACTGTTTGATCGGCTTGATGGCACCAGCATCGTCCAGGATGTCGCCGACATCAGCCTCAACCATTTCCGCCAGCTTCAGCAGCACCGTATCTGCATCAATCTTCGTGCGCCGGCTGCGCGCCTGCCGCAAATGCGCAATGCGCTCCTGCACGCGAGGATCCGCCTCAAGGCGGCTGGCGGCCTGCGCCGCTGATGCAGCAGAGTAGCCTGCCGCGATGGCGCATGCGGTCTGATCGGGATTTTTCAGGCGCTCTTCGCAATAGCGCACCATCTGGTCATTGATGGGCCGTGTCGGCTGGGCTTTTGGCTTTGAACTGGCTTTAGGTTTGGGCACGGCTGGCACTCCTGCATGTTTACCACGGCACGAAAAAGTTTACCGTTTTGGTAACTATATCATGCAAAGGATTGCTGCCAAATGGGCGCAGATGGCAAAAAAGCCCCGGCGACGGGGCAGACGTATTCCGCGCCAATCTGATGCAGGCTGCGGGGTGGGTGCTTAAAGGTTAGTCAGCGATTGCACAGCGGACAAAATAAATATCCTTTGCCGCCAAAGCCTTTACAAAATCCACAACCGCACCGGCTTGATCAAATTCGGCAGCTGATATTACTGTATATAAACACAGTATTCAGCAGGAGGATTTGACCATGGGCCGTTACTCAGAAATTCAGGGCGCGTTCCGCGACAGCATTAAGCAGGAGGACAACGGGCGCCGCACCGTCACCACTTCCGACTTTGTCGCAGCGCTGGAGCAGATTAACTTCAGGTGGACGCTGGACCAGGCCAACAAGTGGATCGAGCACCAGCAGTACTTTCGCGACATCTCGCCGGACCACAGCAACAATCGCGTGTTCCATCTCTACAACCCAAACGGGCCTTACTGATATGGGCTTTCCATCACCGGCGAAGGATTATCTCGAGCATAATATCGACTGGAATGAAATTATGGTGCCGCGGCCGGCGGCCACCCTGATCGTTCCGACATGCGACGGTTTTGTGCTGATCGACAAATCTCTCAAACCGAAGGTGGGCGACCTGATTTATTTTGAGGCTTTCGGCCTGTATCAGCTGGGAAGGCTTGGGCGTGATTACATTGCATGCCAGGATGGCGACACGTTGGAGGGCGAAGTGCTGAATGATGTGACGGTGATTGGCGTGCAGACCTGGGGAGTGATATCGGCGCGGGAAGATCACCGGCCGATAATCTGATTGGTATGTCGTGACATGTCACAGCGATAGTTTTACCTCATGCCAGCCGCCATTAACCCAGCAGGCGGCTTCACCTTTGCAGGGACAATCCTGCACTGGAAGCTGATCACCACAGCGGCCACAGTCACGCTTTCCCAGCTCTGCGATTAACTGCTGCAGCTCAGCGTTATCTTTCCGGATGAGCAGTGTGATGTATTCGCTGAGGTCGTAGGGTTCGCGCCCAGGGCGACGAGCGGCGCAGTTCTGCGCCAGCATCGTTACTTCCTGTGCATCGAGCACCAGTTCAATCTTTGTCACACCGGCAGCGGCCTGCCGGGCGCGCTGCGCTGCTTTGCGTTCGGCGGGGGATTTAGGCATTTAAACCTCCAGAGACATCTGCAGTGAGATACGGTCACGCTGTTCGCAATATGAAAGCGTACCCGGACTGTTTTGCGACTCAATGCGCTCTACTAACAACGCTGCGCGCGTCTCTTTGGATGCCGGCGCGTATGCTCCTGACCAGGCTTTATCGATACCAATGTTTCTGGCAACGTTGGTGCTGTCTGCGCTGGCCAGAGGCAGTTTCGTAAATATCAGCGGATTAAGCATGCGCAGGCCGTGAAGTTTGGCGATGGGTTGCCCATAATCGTCAGTGACGTGCCGGATCAGGTCTTTCATGCGGGTTACGGCAAGGTTTGGCCGTTTCACGTCATATTCTCCGCAGCTTCCGATCGCCACCCGAGGATACTCATTACAAAGCCTGATAAAGCGCTCATCACTTTCGTTCATATGCCAGACGGGGACGCCGTAGAAATCACCGTGCGGCCATTCATCCAATAGCGCTTCGTTCTCTGCTTCTCCGCCGTCAATAACGTCGGGGATGATTGCGAAATCGAAGCCGGGATGATTTCTCCAACGCGCCACGAACTCGTAATAATCGGCCCAGTCTATTTTGTTTTTGCCAGCTGCTTTCCATGCTGTGAACGCGCCATTGTCCAAAGCGAATGACTGGCAAACTTCAGACGCCAGCCCGAGCTGTTCAGGATGGGCAAACGATATGAAAGCATGTTTCCCGCGCCATGCTTTCAACGCGGCAAGGTCAGGGGTAATCGGCCCGCCGTGATAGTGGATCATTACTCCACCTCCACGCGCTTAAACTCAATGACCCACACCCACGGGTTAGCCTGCCAGCTGTCAGCGCCGTAGATGGATTCCCAAAGAGTTGCGAAGCTGTTGATATGTGATGCTCGATACGCCCCATGCTCACCCAGCGACGTCCACTGCTCTTCTGGTACGCCTTTGCCAGCAAACCAAACCGCAGAGCCAACACCTTCGGCGGCCGCATCCTCTTCGCTAATACTGTTCAACCGCTCCACACGCACGCCGGTAATCTCCAGCATTATGCGGGAAGCCCAGCGCGGCATGTGGATGGATGGCGTCCAGCCAACCATTTCGCTACCGTCCCAAGACGCGCGGTGAATGCAATGCTCTGGTTTACGGAATCGCTCAGGTATCATGCTTAGTGGTGAACCCTTGCAGCCGTAGAACTCCACATCAGCCCACGTTCCATCACGCGGCGCATCAGGCATCCACGTCTCACGAACCCATAGGCGATCACCTACTGCACCGAACGGGCAACAAATGCTGAAAAACTCATGCGCGTGAGGAACTGGAGAGTTGCCCGGAATAAACTGTGAAACATGAATCATTGCTTCCAGCTTGTTGCAGGGGAAACAGAAATCGCCTTCGCGCGTTTTGCTTGGCGCAGGCTGCACCTTCATAATCCGCCGCGTCTGCGTCTTGCGGCCATCCAGAACTGCACGAACCATTTCGGCGTTGAAGATCATCCCGTGCTCAGTCATGGCTGCCATCCTTACCAGCATTGCCGGCGCGGAGCTGGGCTGCGAACTGCTCAGCATATGACGCCCAAATTCGGCGCTGCCTTGCGTGCTCTGAATGACCATTGAGTGCCTGCTCATCAGCTATCAGCCTTTGGGTGTGAGCGAATGCATCAGCACCTTCCGCCCGCACCGCGTTCAGGCAAGCTTCAGTGGCTGGTGTTTCTAACGCCTGCAAGGCATCGTAAAGAAGCGACTGAGCAGGGTTCATAGAGTTCTGCACTGCGTGGTAACCAGCTGCGCTGTACTGCCCAATCATTCGACCGATGATGTTGCATCTGATATGGCTCTCCGCCGTCACCGTATCACGCTGCTTACATGCTTCAGCAGCAGCTGCCAGCGCCACATCGAGCTGAGTGGCCAGCTCACTGACCATCTTCGCCATATCGATCAGCGGCGTATCTGCGCTGATATTGGCTGCGAACTTATGCCCTGCAGCGACCAACTCTTTGCCCTTAACAGTTATTAACCCATTATTTTCCATATATATTTTTCACCTCAGACCGTTACTGGATATTACGTTTTGCGCACTTAACACGTTTTAGCGCGCTGTTTTTAACTCGTTTGACGCATCAGGTCGTATACATACGCACTGCAAAACCCTGCGAAAATGAGCGCGTATGAGCCAGCAAGCAGCAATCGATGCGCATCCAACCCAACCCCAAGGACTGAGAAGAAAACCGCCCAAAATGCGATACAGGCGGAAAACGTGAGCGCTGCTGCTTTGAATGCTGACATGTTCAGAACTCCTCAATATTCCAGCCGCCACCGGCGGATGCTTTGCGCGCGGTTACGGCGATGATCCGAATCGGGTACTGATCCGCTGCGACTTTGGTTTTCACGCGAGCGTCATCGGTCCAGAACCCTTTCACCTCATGCAGCTCCAGCTCACCAGTACTGAGCATCACGGCGAAGTCAGGCGTGTAGAACGTCTTATCCGCCAGACGCAGCTTGATGCCCTCGAAGCGGTACCAGGCGATTTCACCGGACCGCTGGCGCAGCTGCAGATGGTTTGCATACGCCTGTTCGGTTTTATTCATGGTCCCGGCCTTAAGCCGGCCCAGTGCCTGAATCCTGCTGCGCATAACCATTACCTCATTGGTAATATGTTTACCATTTTGGTAAACATTATCAAGAAAAGAATCACCTTAATGACCAAATAAATACCCAAAACGGTAAACATTGCGGGCACAGCTAAACCTTCATCCCGGCTGCTTTGCGCCTCAGGTATTCCTGATGAAGCCATTGCGCCGGCGTCATGCTGCCCAGGTTCGCGGCGTTCGGCATGTAGCGTGTTTCGCATGATCCGCCCGGATTGTGCTCGGTTTGCACGTGCATGGGTTTGTCGATGGTCTTCACCGGATCCGGCACCTGCTCACCGGCGGCCACTTTCTTCGCCCAATCCGCCATTTTGCGGCTGATGAAGTTTTCCACCTCGGCTTCGCTGAGCTGGCGCTGGTACATCGCGCGGCGCGCGTCAGTGACGATCCAGTACAGCACCGGCGCAGACCATGAGAATTTCTCCGGCGACTGATACATGCCGCGATCGCGGTTGTAGCGGTGAAACTCTGCCATTGCATCAGCCAGTGTGATGCCCAGCACCGTGCTGCTGTCTTTACACCATGACACGAACTTACCCGGCGAAGGCATGAACGGGCTTTCCTGCTGGCGCGCATGGCGCATACCGGCTTCGATCTGCTGAGTGGTCGTGATGCCGTTTTCCATAAACGCCTTAACCCATTGCTGGCGAAAGGTGTCGATGCCGTTCTGGTCTTTGAAGGATCCGGAGCTGGCCGGAAACGCTGCGCGGAGCTGGTCGAAAATGGTGTTGAACAGTGCAGCTGCCTTCTGCCACCCGATGCCGCTGTCATCCGCTGCTGGTGGTACCGCTGCCATATGCCGCTGGCCAAAGCTGAAGTTATGCAGATGCGATTCGATGTTATTCATAAAACCTTCCCGTTCCGGACGTCGTTTATCCAGTCAGTGTTGTTGAAGTCGAGTGCTGGCTTACCGCCCTGCCGCGCTTTGTCGTTTTCGATCCGCTGAAGGTGTCGGGCAAACTTTTGTTCCCACGACACATGGGTGAACATCTTGCCTTCGCCCTGCCAGTAATCGACAAACGAGGTCAAGAATTCATGTTTGTACCCGGACGGGTTGAGGATCATTCCCCATGTGGCCGCCCTGGCAAAGAAATCAGGAGACGGCTCCCAATTCCTGCTCATAGGAAACTTGCCCGATGGAGCGATCGCCGTAACGACTTCTCCGGGGTGTGATGCATGGCTTTCAGGAAAATTTTCCTCGCGCGCGTTATGTGTGGGTTTTAGAGCTTTTATATCTTCTCTTCTCTTCTCTTCTCTGGTCACACTTTTGTCCTCTTCAGATGCGGACAAATTGCGGACTTTTCTGCTCTCTCTTTTACGGTCTGCGTCCTGTGCGCGACGCTTCGCTGACTGGCCGTTATGGGCATCAAAGCGAGGCATAACAAGGCTTTCTCCGCATTCCTCGAGCCATCCAACAGCAATCATGGCGCGAGAGAATCCCGGGAAGCCGATCATGTCGTCGAGTGTCTCGGGCGCGTAACCGTCGAGCAAACCATCCACTGAATGGACATCGAAAAGACACCATGCGGAATGTAGTCCGCCGACTATCCGAAGTCTGTCCGCTTTCAATGCGGACGCCATGCGGACAACTTTCGGATGCGTGTGCAGGTCCGCGCGCATTTTTATCCAGTCGCCGGCCATCAGATCACCCCCAGTGAGTCACCCTTAGCGGCGTTCTCCATAATCTGTTTTATTTCAGCCTGGCGGCGCAGGCTCGAGTTGATAGCGCATTCAACGCAGTGACCGTTGTAGACGTATCGCTCGCTGTCGTGACCGTGCTTACAGCGCTTTCCGGTGTAGTAGCGCTTCAGGCCTGCAGTGGCGGCTTCCATTCGCGTGATGATTTTCAGTTTTTTGGGTTTGTTGCTGGTCATGGCGACCTCTCTGCCGTTTACTATTACGACTATTTTCACGTATTTTTACCGGCTTGCAACCCATATATGAATAATTGGTAACGATTGACTGATTTCTAAGGAAATTTAGCAGACTTTTCTGAAGGGAGCGCCGCCACTTAAGGCGGCATAATGCGGTTCTGGCGGCTGTCAGGCGGCGGTGTAGAAGAAGGAAATAAGCTGGTCCTGGGTGATTTCAGGATCAATAGAAACGCATGCTTTATGTAGCTTTGTCATTAACTTACGACTAGGGCAGCGACGACTATAAACGAGATGAGTCGTAACATATTTTTTGGTTGTCCCAGCCTCATGCACCAGCTGGTTTTTTTCGGCAGTTGACAAACCCTGCCAGAACTCTTTGAAGTCAAAAGCCTGCATTCGGGCCTCCAGATAACGATTTCAACCTGAAGATTGTTACCTAAATGGTGAATATTAGCAATGACATTTACCATTTTGGTTAATTTACCAATTTGGTTAATTAGGCCAGAATACGGGCAGTTGAGAACAATTCACGAATTATCTATCCGGGAAACAAATGCGATCCATTTACGATATCAGACGCGCCAATCTGATTTACATTCTCGAAACGCGGTTTGGCGGCACGCAGGCTCATATGGCCAGCGCTCTCCAGATGCAGCCAGGGCTGATCAGCCGCTGGAAAGGAGATAAGTCTATGGGCGGTAATGCCGCGCGCAAGATTGAGGCTAAGCTCGGTCTGGACAGATACTGGATGGATAAAGATCGGGATAGCGAGGATTTGGAACAGATCTCTCACGACATAAACTCAGTCATATCACGCAATCTGCGTGAATGGATGGACAAATCTGATACCCTGAAAACACAGGCAAAACTGCACAAAGCAAGTAACGTTTCACAGTCAACTATCCAGCGTATTCTTTCCCGAGAAGTTGACCCGACCGCCAGTGTATTGGACAGCATCGCAATGGCGTTCGGTCGGAAAGGTTACGAAATCATGCTGCCACAAGTAGATCCTCGCCAGATTTTTTATAACCGCGACGCCTACCAGGATCTGCCAGATGAAGAAAAAGCCAAAATTCGCAGCTTCATCGATTTCATAATCAGCCAGCACACGCATAAATCAGCAGACTAATTCCGCCCCTATCCTGACGGTATGCGCCTCCGTTTTTACCGTCAGCACTCCCTTCCCCCTTCAAACCTGCACCGGCTCCCGGGCAAAATGTTTACCATTTTGGTAACTTTTTCTCGCGTTAACGATTGACAGAGCCCGAGATCTGCTTATTATTAGCCTCAATAGTTACCATTTTGGTAAACATTTTTGCTCTTTAATAATCTGGAACGGGCAATCACACCCCACAATCTGGCCGCCCACCAGATGGCACGGATAACCCGTAAAACCGGAACGCCTGCCCGGAATGTGAACATTTCCCAATATCAAACCTGTCAGGAGCCGCTATGGCAATCACCAGCAGAACGGGGGAAACGTTAGTTGTAACGCGCCTTGCCTGCCGCTATCTGTGGCGGCTCACCGGCAAGGCGTCCCGATTTACTCAAACTGTGAACCGCGACCAGTTTCGTCAGTTAGCCCTGGAGTCATACGGGCTGGCGGGCCGCTGGCGTGGGGTAAATGTTTACCATTTTGGTAAACATCAGGGGGCAAAATGATTTTTAGTTACCGCGACGGCATCTACACCTTTACCGCCTGTGGCCTCGGCATTCAGCAGCAGTTCGCTGATTTCTCTGCCGGAGTTCACTGGGCATTTACACAAAAGATGGCTGCCAGTTGTGCAGCTGATATGGAGTAACGGCATGAGCAACGAATTAGCAGTGATTGAAATCGATGAAGAACAGGCACCGAAGCTTTACGTCGAAAACGGGCTGGATAAGTTCCTGCAGCAAATTCGCGAATCGGTTAACGAAGTACCTGACCTGACCAGTAAGAAAGGCCGCGATCGAATCGCATCGCTGGCGGCGCAGGTATCTCGCAGCAAAACAGCAGTCGAAAAACCTGGCCGTGAATTTCTGAAAAGGCTGAAAGAGCAGCCAAAGGTGGTTGAAGCTGAGCTGCGCCGCTTCGTGACAGAGTGCGATCGCATACGTGATGAGACCCGCGCGCCGCTTACAGAGTGGGAAGCTGCTGAAGATGCACGAAAAGATGCTCTGCAGCAGCGGCTCAATGACCTGCGTGCGCTGGCGGATGTGATAGACGGTGCGGGTAACTATCTGCCTTCTGCCGAAATCCAGCAGCGGCTCGAGAATGCAAAATCAGTCGCCCTTGATGACAGCTGGCAGGAAAGAGCTGCTGAAGCTGGCGTGGCAAAAGATGGTGCTGTGCAGCAGCTGGAAACAGCGCTGGCCACAGCCAAAAAGCGTGAAGAAGAAGCGGCCGAACTTGAGCGCCTTCGTAAACAGCAGCAGGAAGAAGCCCAGCGCCAGCACGAAGAAAAGCTGAAGCGCGAAGCAGCGGAAGAAGCTACACAGCAGGCTGAGTTAAAGGCACAGCAGGAACGAGAAGCTGCAGCTAATCGCGAGCGTGAGTTACAGCAGCAGGCTGCGCTGGCGGAGCAGCAGCACCAGGAAGCAATAAAAAAGGCTGAGCAGGAAAAGCAGGAAGCTATTGAGCAGGAGCGTCAGCGCGCCATTACAGCCGAGCAGCAACGCCTGGCGGAAGAGAAGCGCATCGCCGACGAAGCTGCAGCGCGAGCCCGTGATACAGAGCATCGTCGCGTTATCAATGCGCAGGCAGTGGCTGATCTGATCGCTGCCGGCGTTCCAGAAGTTCAGGCTAAAGCCTGCATCGTCGCTATCGTGCTGGGCAAGATCAGCGCGGTAACCATCCATTACTGAGGTGCTTATGTCCGCATATGCCAATCACTACCTGGCGGAAGATCAGCGCCAGCAGGTTTTCGAAGATACGCTGCTGCGCGAACAGTGGATCTGCGACCGCGCCGAAGAGCTTAAGGCAAAATGGCCGGAAGATCTGACCACGCTCACTGACCCCTATCAGTTCCGCAGCCTGCCGGGCGTTCTGCTCGACGATGCGCAGGACGCTTATGCTGAGCTGGTGCATCGTATCTGTACCGCACAGGCAGAGCAGGACTGGACGCTGCGCGATTTTCTTGGCGCCGCGATGTTTGGGGAGATTCACGGATGACAACCAACCCACCGATGGTAAGCCCGGTAGATCCGGGCATCTACTTCGAACTCCCGAATGACGCCTACCACTCAGGCGCCGGTGTCAGCAAATCGCAGCTGGACGATATCGCCATTAACCCGGCGGTATATCAGTGGCGTAAGCAGGCGCCACAGGACGACGAAAAGCTTCAGGCGCTTGATATGGGTACTGCCCTGCACTGTCTGCTGCTGGAGCCGCAGGAGTTCGATAAGCGCTTCATCAAGGCGCCGCCGTTCAACCGGCGCACCACCGCCGGTAAAGAGGCTGAGGCTGCGTTTTTGGATGACTGCCGACACACCGGGAAAACGGTTCTCGAGCACGCGGATCATCGCAAGCTGATGCTGATGCGCGACAGCGCGTTTGCTCACCCGGCGGCGCGCTGGCTGTTGCAGGCCGACGGTTATCAGGAGGCGTCAATTTACTGGGACGACGAAGAGACTGGGGAGCTCTGCCGGATCCGTCCGGATAAATTCCTTTCCGGGCAGCCGGTAATCGTGGACGTGAAGAAAGTGGCGGATATGGCGCGGTTCGCGCGCCACGTCGAGGAGTTTCGTTATCACGTACAGGATGCCATGTACCGCGACGGGTTCTATCAGCACTTCAACGAATACCCGCAGTTCGTGTTTATCGCAGTGAGCGAAAGCATCGACTGCGGCCGGTACCCGGTGCGCACCTTCCAGCTGCACGCGGAAGACGTCGACGCGGGCCACCAGCTTTACCGCCGGGATCTGGATACCTATCACCAGTGCCGCGCCAGCAACAGCTGGGGCGGGATCGAAGAACTTCGCCGCCCAGCCTGGGCGCGCAAACAGGACAATTAATATGACGAATCAGTTATCAACAACGCAGAGCACCAGCACCGCCGCAGCAATCTTCAACCCGGAAGGGCTGATGCGCCTGCAGCAATTCGCGCAGGTTATGTCAGAAGGCGCGATATCCATCCCTCAGCACCTCCGCGGCAAACCAGCCGACTGCCTGGCTGTCACGATGCAGGCTGCGCAATGGGGCATGAACCCATATGCGGTGGCGCAGAAAACGCATGTCGTTAATGGCGCGTTGGGATATGAAGCGCAGCTGGTGAATGCGGTAGTTTCATCATCCAGCCTGCTGGCCAGCCGTATCAACTACAGCTGGTCCGGTGACTGGACAAAGTGCACCGGCAAGGATGATAAGTCGCCGGATCTGACGGTCACCGTAACCGCCGTTATCAAAGGAGAAAGCGAGCCGCGCGAGCTGACAATAAGCATGGCACAGGCAGGCGTGCGGAATTCCCCGCTTTGGGCTCAGGATCCAAAGCAGCAGCTGGCATACCTGTGTACTAAGCGCTGGGCGCGCCTGCATGCTCCGGATGTTCTGCTGGGCGTTTACACGCCGGATGAGCTGGACGAAGCGCCGCGTGCAGAACGCGACATCACCCCGGCGCGCAGCACCGCCGAACTCAACAACCTGATCGGTAGCGAACAGGCGCAGCCGGAGCAGCAGCAGGAAAATGCCGAGCTGATCAATCAGCTCAACGCGTTAATTGATAATGCTGACAGCGTTGAAACAGCGGAGGCGGCTGGCAACGCGATTAACACAGCAAAAGATGGCCTGACGGAATCAACGTTCCGATCGCTGCGCTCCCGGGCGGGGAAAGTTTACAAACACCACGACGCCCGCCGCCAGATTGAGGCGGCGATTAACAGCCTCGACAGCTCAGCGCCTGACGCAAAAGAGACCTTCCTGAAGGTTGAGGCAGATCTGCAGCGCCTCAAGGGCGCGCTGGGCGATGAGTTGTATCAGGGCTTCAGCCTCAATCTGACTGATATGCGTGCCGAATACGTTTAACCAACACCAGTGAAATCCATAGGGCGCCACAGAGCGCCCTTTTCTTTGGAGAAAATTTATGAAAGGTGCAATCCGCAAAGAGAAGTTGCTCGAGATGGTTCCTCTGTCCGAGTACACGATCGATAAACTGGAAGCTGCCGGCGAATTCCCGAAGCGCTTCCCGCTGACCAGCCGCGCAGTTGCATGGAATCGCGATGAAGTTGAGGCCTGGCTTGATTCACGCCAGTGCAACCCGGGCGCTGTTGACCGTGACCCGTCACTATCCGCGAAGTTCAAAGCCAACCCAAACCACCAGAAGCGCGGCGCGCGTTCTGCCGGCCGAGCAGCGGCGTAATTCGCTGGCTATCGCAAATCAAAAGACATCGTAACCGGAGAAAAATATGGGCGACTGCGGCGATGACTTTAACGCGCTGAAGGAGTACCACCGCCAGCGCAAACGTGACATCTACGAGCAAAACGCTAGCTACATGGAAACGAGCGGCTTGCAATTCACCACAGATCAATCTGGTTCCCTGCGCTTCAACACACCAAAGGGCACCGTCATGTTTTATCCATCAACCAATAAATTCATGTTCCGCGGCATGGTTAAGCGCGGAAACGCGAAGGCCGCAGCGTCATTTATTCGGAGCCTGCTATGACCACACGTAAATTAATCCTGGCGTACCTGCTGCGCCAGGGCAGCACAACATCGACCGCGATATACCGCTATGTCGTTGAGCAGGGCGGCACGCACAAAGCTGCCATGTCGATGCTCAGCGACATGGTGGAAAAAGGCGATGTGAAGCGCCACAAGCATAAAAACGAGTCCACCTGCTGGCTGGCAGACCCGGATGCAGCGATCCGCTTCATCGGCGCTGATGAAATCGGGCCGGTGGCACGCCGCGGCATGCCTCTTTCCATCAACTGCATATTTGACGAATGCCGGGAACACAGCCGGGTTTATCAACTGGATCAGTTGCTGCGTTCGGCGCGTGGAGTGCGGGTATGACTGTTTCAGAACATGCCAGCACCACGCCGCCGGAGCACCGCGACAACTGGCGCACGCCACCGGAGTTATTCGCCGGCATCAACGCCGAGTTCCGTTTCTCAGGCGACGTTGCGGCCAGTGCCGCCAACGCGCTGCATCAGCTCTATCTCACCGAACAGCAGGACGCGCTGAAGGTTGACTGGCTCCAGCACTTCGGCACCGGCTTCGTCTGGTGTAACCCGCCCTACTCAGACATCACGCCGTGGGTAGAGAAAGCCAGCCAGGAATGCGCCAGCGGCATCGGCACGGTGATGCTGGTTCCGGCAGACACTTCGGTGGGCTGGTTCAACATAGCGCGGCAGGCTTGCACTGAGGTGCGCTTTATCACCGGCGGTCGCCTGTCGTTCATCCGCGCTGATACCGGCAAGCCGGTTAACGGCAACAACAAAGGCTCAATGCTCATTATCTGGAATCCGTACCGCCCTGCCGCCGGTCATACCGGATATGTGGATCGCGATACGTTGATGCAGACCGGGCGCACTTTCATTGAGATGCAGGAGAAAGTGGCATGAAAATTCCACTCCCCGGAAGGCATGGCGGCTGGTGGCTGGCTATTAGCTGGCAAAAGCGATCAGCCTGGGAGTATGTGAGCTTTTGGAATGATGGGCCATTGCGCGCCATCTGGTTGGGGCATCTTTGCATTGAATGGTGGTGGCGATGAGTAATTCAATGAAAACCCAAACCAGCGGCGATGAGCTGCAACGGAAGAAATTTGAGGAGGCTATTCGAGAGAGGTTTGGCGACCTCGTGGATTTGCGCATCTGTTCAAATGGCGACGGAGAGTATTTGGCATGGGATGCGCAAGTCGCCTATCACGCATGGCAAAAAGCGCTTGGCAGCTAGCAGGAGGAAGCATGATTATATTGACGCTGTACCTCATGATTGCTGCCTACCTGCTGGGCAAAATGGAGGATAGTCCGCACTCTATGGCGACCATCCTGATCTGCCTTTTATGGCTGCCGGCCGGCCTGTTCTACCTCTCTGCCAGGCTGGCGCTTAACACCTTCGACGATCACCCCTGACGCTTTGCCATCCACTGCTCTAACTTCAGCGGCGAGAACGGCACCAGATCGTCGAGCTTACCACTTATCCACCCATCCACCATGTCGGCCCATTGCTGCAGCATGAACGTGCGTTGCGGAAGATACTCCGCTTTGTTGTAAACGGCACGCACGCCCTTCTGCTCATGGGCCAGACACTTCTCTATCCAGTCCGACGGATAGCCCGCCTCATGCAGCAGCGTGCTGGCGGTGCGGCGCATGTCGTGCACTGAAAAATCCTCAATCTCTTCCCCATTTTTCCTTATAGCCTCAATTGTCACGCTGATCACCCTGTTCAGCGCCGCATTAGATAGCGGCTTTGAAACGTCGTACCGGCCAGCAAGGAGGTAGTCACTGCCGCCCGCGCACATCTTCAGACCAACCAGAATGTCGTGAGCCTGCACGGATAGCGGGATGATGTGCGCGCGGCTGGCTTTCATGCGACCAGCCGGGATCTGCCAAAGATGTTTCTCGAAATCGACTTCAGACCAGACCGCATTGATGAACTCATTTTTCCTGACCATCGTGAGCAACACCAGTTTGGTGGCCAGCTTCAGGGTTGGCATCGTCGAGACTTTATCCAGGGTGCGGAAGAACAAACCAACTGACCGCGGCGAAAGCGCTGTAGTGCGCGGCGTGAAAGTTGCGATGGATGAAGGCCTGATGCGTTCTGCCGGGTTTGTAAAATCGTGGCCGCGATCGATGGCATATCGGTAAACGCTGCTGATTATCTCCCTCGCCTGCACCGCAGTTGCGCGCCCGCCGCGTTCAACAATCCTGTCGCACAGGTCTCGCACCATGTTTGAGTTGATTTCAGTCATCAACTTATTGCCCAGCGTCGGCAGGATATCGCGATCAATGACTGATTTTTTCATAGCCCGCGTGCTGTCCGCCAGGCGGACATGCGCCATATATTTGACGGTAAAATGACTCAGACGATCAGCGTCTGCTACCTTCCTCTTACCGTCACGTTTCGCTGCAGCAGGCGATACGCCTGATGAAATAAGCTTTTTGGCGGTATTAAGTAACTCGCGCGCCTCGGCGAGACTGATACCGTCAGCACCGTATTTTCCGATCGTCAGCGTTTCCCGGCGTCCATTGAAACGATAATCATAACGGAACGAGACAGTTCCGCCTGGCTGCACGGAAACATAGAGCCCTTCGCGGTCGGCTACCTTGTAAGGTTTCTCCGCTGGCTTGAGATTTTTCAGTTTGGTATCTGTCAGCATGTGTTGCTCCAAAACGGACATACCGCCACCAAATTGGTAACGGTAAAAGTAACTGGAGCGTACATCGGATCGGATATACCGTCAAAATTACCGACGGTAAATTGAGGCTTTCAGCAATCGCTATCAATCGTTAAAAAGAAAAAGCCACCAGCAAACGCTGGTGGCCTCTGGCTTCTGTCAATTGGCAACAATCGTTACCAAGAAGCTGTACATCATTCCCACTCAATC